TTCCGTGACAAGCAAATCGCATTAGCTAAATCAAGTGGCGCATTAACTCAACAATTTCGCTTTATGCGTGGTGGTTTAGGTCAAGTAGGCCACCAGGTACAGGATATCGCTGTACAGCTTCAGATGGGGCAGAACGCCATGCTGGTGTTTGGTCAGCAGGGTTCTCAGATTGCATCTCTTTTCGGACCTCACGGCGCGGTTATTGGTGCGTTACTTGCTGTGAGCGCCGCTGTAGCTACATCTCTTTTCCCCTCAATGAAGAAGTCTGCTGAAACAGTTAAAACTTTGGCTGAACGTATCGCTGAGTTAAATAAAGAATTCAAGGATATTACCGAGTCGCAAAGGCGATATCTTCTTGGTCAGCAGGCCATAAAAAGCGCCAAGCTAAAAGATGATCTTGTTGAAGACCTTCAAGCATTAGTAGATTTAAGGAAAGGTTTTGTAGCGGCTAAGGCATCTATTGATGCGTATGAGAACTCTACTGAAACGGCTGGAGCGGCACAATATGCCCTTGCGCAGGCGCAAGAAGAAGCTCACGAAACGGTAAGGGCTTTTGCTTCGAGTGAAGTTGAGCTTTTAGCAGCATTAGATACAACAAAACAAGGGTTAGTTGAAAGTGATCAGGCTTATAAAGATTTAAAAGATTCTAGTGCAGCAGCAGCTAGAGAGTACCAAAACGTAATTGATAAGCTGAAAGAAGAGGTCGAGCAACTAGATCTTAGCGGCGATGCCTTATTTATATACCAGCAGAAACAAAAAGGTGCTACCGATCAAGATGCTCTTGCCGCGCTAGAACTTCATAACAAAATAGAAGCTCACAAAAAAGCTACGCAAGAAATTATTGATGGCTTACAGGCTGAGACTGATGAGCGGAATAAGCTAGAAGCGCAGAAAAACCGCCAAAAAGAGTTAGATGATAAAAAAGCTAAGTCAGATGCCGAAAGACGACTTCAGCAGGTCGAAAACATCAGGAAAAGCCATCTTGATGAAACTGCTGCTATATCGCAAAAGTATAAAGATCAAAGGGCAATTATTGATCTGGCGATAAAGGATGAGGGCGCTGATCAAGCAATGCTTGCAGAGTTAAGGGCGCAAACTCAGATCGAAGAGCAAGAGGCTCTTGCAGAACATCTTGAAGCTAAAGATAAGCTGATGCAAGAATTTCACGATAAAGAAACAGAGCGGCAAGAAAAACGCGCAGAACATCAGAAGAAGATGGAGATGCAGAAGAAAGAGCTTGCTTTGTCTACTGTTGGTGTTTATGGAGCGATGGCAGATCAGATTGCTGCTGCAATGGAGGATGGCTCTGGCGCCCAGAAAGCCATGTTCTTGGTCGCTAAGGGTCTAGCAGTAGCCGAGGCTATAATTAATGCTAACCTAGCTTACACGAAGACTATAGGCCAATTTGGTGCTGCTGGCATACCAATGGCTGAAGCTGTTAGAGCATCCGGTTATGTCAGTGCTGGATTGATCGCTGGTCAAGCTATTGCCTCGTTTGAAGGCGGCGGTATGACTGGCTCTGGCGTTAGGTCTGGCGGCATGGATGGTAAGGGTGGTCGATTGGCTATGGTTCACCCGAATGAGAAGATAACTGACCTGCACAAAGGGCAAGGTTCAAATAATGTTGTCAATGTTAACTTCTCTATCCACGCAAACGACACCAAAGGATTTGACGCGCTGCTGAACTCAAGACGGGGTCAGATTATTTCTATGGTTAACCGAGCTGTTAACGAGCGCGGCAGGAGATTAACAGTATGAGCGGTACACTTCCAACGACTCCTGGCTTCACAAATGTTACTACCAAGCTCAAAAGATATAACTTATCTAGCGACAGTTTAAATGGTAGAATACAGGTTCGCAGTCTTGCTGCGTCAAGGAGGGAATTTACGTTATCTTTCCCTCCTATGACAAAGGCCGAGTTTGAGCCTATATACGAATTTGTTGAGTCACAAAACGGAATGCTTGAGACATTTTCTGTCGCTATTCCTGACCCATCACTTCCAGGATCAAATGAAACCGTCACGGTAAGACTTGCCAATGATGTGCAAGAATTTAGCATTGGTATTGAATCCTTGTACGAATTTGAGATTGATGTTATCGAGGTAATATAATGTCCAGAGGGATTAACTCGGCCACCAAGTCGGCTTTATCTAGCGATGGGTTTAGACTGGCTACGTTAGTCCAGATGAACCTAGCTACCGTCACCAGAATGACCGATTACGGCTCATCTATAACTCCCGCGGGTATGGGTACATTTACCCCAAGCGGTCACTTACTTGATATATCAGACGTTTCTGAAACCTCAGAGCTTCGCATAAACTCCACATCAATTCGACTATCAGGTGTTCAGCAAGATTTTGTTGATGTATTCCTGACTGGCGATTACATGAATGCTCAAATACTAATATATAGAGCTGTTATTAGCTCCTTAGGCACGGTTATAGGCGATCCATTCTTATACTTTGACGGTAGGATTGTTGGCTTCTCTATTGCTGACACAGAGAATTCTAGCGAAATTGAGGTTGAGATCTCCAGCCACTGGAAAGACTTCGATAAAGTTAACAACCGCAAGACTAATAGTAACTCACAGCAAATGTACTTCCCTGATGATTTAGGGTTTGAGTTTGCATCTAAAATAGTTAAAGACTTGAAATGGGGTCGTAAATAATGGGTTGGTTTCTTCCTGCGTTAATCGCTACTGTAATATCTGCTGGGGTTTCCTATGTTGCGGCAAGAAAAGCCCAGAAAGCGGCTAAAAAGCTCGCTAGTGAGATGTCCGGTGTTATGGATAACATTGAGTCCAACATACAGCCTATCCCTGTGGTTTACGGAGAAAGGAGAGTTGGTGGCGTTCGAGTGTATGTTAAGACTACATCAGCAGATCAAGGGTTAAAGAACGAATACCTTTATATGGCGCTGGTAGTGTCTGAAGGTGAAGTCAATTCAATATCAAACATATTAATCGACAACATCCCTATTTCTGACGCTCGATTTACTGGTGAGCCTGGAATAGAAGATAACCTCATATCTTATGAGCTTAAAAATGGTGCAGACGATCAAACAAAAAGCACATTACTTGCTCAAAGCAGCCCTTCTGGTTGGACTGATGACCACAAGTTAAGCGGTGTTGCCTACATTGCGCTTAAGCTAAAGTGGGACCCAAATGTATTCTCTAGCATTCCTGAAGTAACTGCTGTTGTTAAAGGTAAGAAAGTATATGACCCACGCGACGTTGCTCAAAGCGCCACTGATCCATCAACTTGGACTTGGAGCGATAACCCTGCACTTTGCATAAGAGACTATTTAACCAGCGAGCGTTACGGTAAAGGTCTCCCTGACACAGCTTTAGACGGTCCTGCTTTTATTCAAGCTGCAAATGACTGTGATAACTTCGTCATTACACCGTACTCAGGAGCGACTACAACTAGACGACTGTTTAAGTGTAACGCTGTTATCGACACAAATGTTGAGCTGTTTAAGAATGTCCAGACGCTACTGCTTGGCTGTAGAGCATTCATGCCTTATACCAAAGGCAAGTACTCTTTAAAGATTGATCAGGCTATAGCTCAATCGTTTACGTTTACCACTGACAATATTGTTAACGGGATTACGATTGCTGGCGAGATTAAGTCAGAGAAGTTTAATCAGGTTATTGTTAAATTCCCTAACCCGAATACAGATTGGCAGCCAGATCAGGCTGCATGGCCTAGCCAGTCATCGACCACATTAACTAGCTTTCCTAATGGAAGCGGCGGTTACTACACTGAAGCAGAGCTTTATCAGGAGTTTCTTGATGAGGATAGCGGGTCATATCTAACTGAAGAGCTAGAGCTTGAAACAGTCACTGATTATTACGCTGCTGTTGATCTTGCTCGCATCATTACTCTGCGGTCACGCAGCGGTAAAAAGGTTTCGCTAACCGCAAATTCTGACGCATTGGATTTGGCAATTGGTGATGTTGTTCAGTTAAACTATCCCACGGCTCCAGCATCTTGGGTTAATAAGCTGTTCCAAGTTGAAGAGATGGTGATGAACTATGACGCGACTGTTGAAGTCACGCTCATGGAATACAGCGACATCTATGATTACCAGACTCTGGCTGAAGAAAACGATTACCCAGAAGCTGGCGAACCAGATCCTTTAGAGCCATTGATTTCTCCAGACATTACTGTAACCCCTGGATATCAGGTTGGCTCAGACGGAACTATCGATGGCTACATTGATGTATCTTGGAATGCGATAAACGACGCATATGTTGCTGGCTATCAGTTGGATGTAACGCCAACGGGTGGTGGTAGCACTCTGTCTTATAACACGCCAGGAAGCTCATTTAGGATTGATTTACCGGGTAGTACTGCCCCTAGAGATGTTTCTGTACGCACTGTTTCTTACATTGGTGGACGAAGTGCTGTAACTGCTAATTCTGTTGCTACAAACGTATCTCCTGGTGTAAAAGACGTTCCTCCTGGTGTTATTGCTTCTGGCACTGCTACTCTATCGCCAACGCTTAAAGGGATTGTCATTACATGGGTAAATCCGACTGACAGCGACTTTAGCCACGTTCAGATAAAGAAAAGCGCCACAGCAACTGAGCCAGCAAACTCAACCGCGATTGATGTTAATGGTGAGACATATACAGACACAGGATATGCGGTTGTAACAACCAGGCACTATTGGATTCGTTCTGTTGACACTACAGGCAATTCAAGCGCGTGGACTTACCTCGGCAGCGCAACTACAACAAAAGCGCAAAATGCTGACCTTGATACCGACTCTGTAGATACTGATCAGATTGCCGACAATGCAGTTGATACGCCGCAAATTAATGATGATGCAGTAAGCATTGATAAGATTGCCAACAGCCTTCAGTCAACTAATTATGTTGAAAACACTAGCGGTTGGAAGCTAACTAAAGCTGGACTATTTGAGGCTGGCGATGGTGTCTTTAGAGGAACGCTTAACGCTACTACGCTTGATGTAATAGACGCTAACATCTACGGCACTTTAACGGCAACATCTGTTGCTGACGGATCAATTAATGTTAATAGCTTAAGCCAATCTGTTTTTGCTGAGTTTGATAATCGATATGGTGTTGGAGATGGGTTTTATGTATTTGACAACAGTCAATTATTTGACGGAAATAGCATTAAGTATGTCAGCACAACTCAAGTAAATCATACTAGTGCTTATGACATTACTTTTGAGTGTGTGTTAATTGAAGCGTGGTACTTTGGAGAGCCGAGACTTGGTGATAAGTTAAAAGCAACCGTTTCTTTTGAATACAGCACAGACAACTTAAACTGGTCTATTGTGCCGACTACTAGCGGGACAGTAGTAACAGCAACCGCAGAACTTCTTCAGTACGCGTCGCTTTATAAGATTGAAGAGAATGTAAAAGTTTTTGTTAGTGGATCAGAGCTGTCATCCGGTAATTATTATTTTAGGGTTAAAATTGAAGCACTTGAAGCTATCAACGCATTCCAGCTTAATACTGACGGCGGCGTTCCTATTGCTTTTGAAGTGGCCCAGCAATCTGGTATATCCGCAGCGGGCGGCAATGCTGAGACCCTAGACAATTTAGATTCACTTCAGTTCTTACGCTCTGATGTAAACGATACATTCGACGCTGATCTTATCATTACTGGCAACCTAACAGTAAACGGCACGACGACAACGATTGACTCAACTAACGTTGATATAGCTGATCGGAATATTAAAGTTGCCTCTAATGCCACAAACAACACTGAAGCTGATACTGGTGGTCTAACTGTTGGCGGTTCAAACGCTGAGTTAAAGTACGTTGCCGTCGGCGACAAGTGGACAATGAACAAGCCGGTTGATATTACTGGCACAATCTCTAGTGGGGCTATTACAGCCTCTGGAGATGTGAACGCCTCTGGCTTGCTTAAGGTCGGCACTAACGACACGGAATACGCTAACAACTATATCCGCTTTAAATCCGCAGGTGCAGCCTATATCGATCACTTCACTGTAGGTCAGGATATTAACTTTAGGCTTTCTGATGGTAGTTCGCTTGATAAAACTGTTTTAACTATTGATAACAACGGTCAGCTTCACGCCACCTCAACTACTAATGTCAGGCTGACTTTGGGGAGTGAGGGAACTACAGGCAACAATTCATCTAATTGGATTAGGGGCAATACCAACCGACTACAGTTTAATACTGCCGGTGGAGACTATAACTGGGAAGTTATCGGGTCTACTAAGATGACGTTGACCTCCGCTGGAGTTTTAAATCCAGTAGGCGGTTACCAAGTAAACGGCACCACAGTAATAGATTTAAACCGTAACCTAACCAATGTAACCGTCCCAATATCAAATGCTGAGTATGGGCAATCGTTAAATGGAAACTTTGGGCAGTGGTTAGATCACGCTCGCTATGCAACGGCGCCAGGATTCAATCAAGATGTTGATTACTGGGGTTGGAACTTTGTGCAAGGCAATATAAACGCGCCGCATACAAGTTCTGGGCAGTGGTATAGAAATCGAGTATCTCTTGGAAACTCTTACGGTC